TGCCTGCTGTCCGGGTTGTTGCTGTTGTACCGGCGGTTGCGGTGGACCTGCTTCAGCATCCTCCGGCAATTCCGGAAGCCGCCCCGCCTTTCTGATGTAGTTCGCCGTCGGCGTGTCGAAGAACGTCAACCCGCCCATCGAGAGCTTCTGCACGAAGTCGCCCAACTCTTCGAGATCGCGCGGACCGATATCACCCGGCTTCAGCTTCGGCGCTTGCTCTAGGTCCATGCGGTTGAGCGTCATCAGGCGTGGTATCGCGATCCTATTGATCACTGCTGCAATGCTGTCCATGAACGCAGTTATAGCGAGCGAGAAGATCTGAGTCGCGCTCATGTGAAGCGCTCGGCTCCCAGTCGGCGTCTGACCGAACTGCACGAACCCGGCGAGCACGGTGTTGAGCATGTCGGCGTTGTAGCGCTTGATCGTCTCGCCGGGATCGGTCATCTTGCGGCCGGCCGCCTTGAGCAGCACAAGCTCAACCAGATTGTTGCCTTTCTCGTCGAACGCCCGCGGAAGCACGACGCCCATCTGGTCGTCTACCCTGATGTCGCGCACCAGTTTCTTCGCTACGTCCATGCCGCCCATCTCCGTTACGGCTTCGGCTGTAGCGTATAGCACCGGGATTCCGCATAGGTCGCGCTCGATGCCAACGCCCTCGACCTCTTCGATCCTGCGTTTGAACATCCAACTTCTAAAGATGCCACGAAGTACGCTGCGACCCTCTGGATTGTTCTTGAGCGACGTAGTTCGAAACAGCAGTAGTTTCTCAATCGGCAGCGGAACGGTACGATAGTCCGGGGCTGCTAGTTGCACTGCACCTTGCAAGCCGCCCTCGTCGTCCCAAATCCAATACAGTATTGATTCTTGTGCTCTCGGCGCGAACTTCCTCCACCCGATCAGCCCGTCATTGTACCGCGATGCCTTGCGTCCATCCGGCCCCTTGCGGCGCTTGTAGACCTCTTCGAACAGTGCAAACCCGAACGCGAACATGCTTACGCACTCCGCAATGAAGTCTTCCCACGTGCTGCTCATGTCTTCGCGGCAGCCGTCGATGAAGTCAGCGTACTCGTTTCCGTGCTTCCCCGGTGCCGCTTCTAGGTGCCACTCCGCCCTTCGTAGGATCATCTCCAGCGCGAACCGCAGGCTGTTGATCACCGCGTCGTTGTCCCACATCTCGCGGTAGACCTGCTTGGCGCGGTTAACGGAGAGAGGAACGAGGAATTCATCAAAAACATAACCTACATTTTTTGTTCTTAGAAGTCCGGTGACCCCGCTTTCGTCGAATGGCCGAGGTTTGTCTATCTGACCTGGCGCAGAGCCGGGTATGACAACCATCGGATCGCGCGGAGCTATATATTTAGCGACGCGATCAACCAAAGCCATTAAATAGTGGCCTCCCGCGCTCTAGCCTTTGCCGCTTTCAATGACGCACACCATTGTGCGTAGCGTTGAGGATCTTCTTGCAATGCGGCCATCGCATTCGCAAGTTGCCATCTCCTATCAGGATTAGCTGCTATTACCTCTTTCTGCTTTTTGGCTTGGTGAGCTCGATACTTGGGGTCTTTCGATAATTCTCTAACGCGCGCATGCAGGTTTGCTTGAGCCTGTTTGAGCGCCGGGCTACCATTCAACATTGTCTGTTGGATCGTAGCAGCAACACGTTTTTTGAATTCTGGATTTGCCCATCGCGCCTTTGCTCTCTCTGAATTTGCTTTGCGCGAAGCCGGATCAGCCTTAGTGGTCTTCAATGCTTGGCTAACGCGCTTTTTGAACTCCGGGTTAGCCCACCGCTTGAGCGCTCTCTCCCTCCGCTCACGTATTTCCTTTTCGCTGTTGCCGAACTTTATTGCAGCGGCTTTCATCCTCGCGCGTGCTTCCGGATCTTTCCATGCTTCATGCATTCGGCCAGTTGCCCATTCACGGTAGTCCGGATCTTTCCACCGTTTTCCGGTGGCTTTGCGTAGCTTCTCGCGAACGTACTTCGGCGGGTTGACTACTCCTTCGCCGCCATCCGTAGCATTCGTCAATCGGCATTTCCGCTCGCGGCAAACCTTGATCCAGTGCTGCTCTGCCGCTGGGACTTCTGCCTTTGGTACAGCCGCTTGAAGGATGACGAGTTCTGGCTTTAGTTTTTCCTTTGCGCTTGAGGCTCGCGATCCAGCGGTCTTTGTATTGATTGGAGCCGCGCGGATTGGTTCGCATGTGCTCGCGGAATCGGTGCTCCGGATTCTTCGAATAGCCGACGTAGCGGATCTCCTGGTAGCGAGGATCAACCAATCCGTAGATCGAGAACGTTTGATTCATCTCTCTATTCTGGAAGTTTGAAAAGGGCAGCGGCGGAGGTAACCCGAAAGGAGACCGCTGCCCCTCTTTCCGGCTTCTGATCCTCCCTCACCTCCCCCGAGATTTAGAAGGCAAGCGACCGGAAAACTCATTGCTTGAATCTATGCGGCAGAATACACGCTAGTGCCCGAAGAACCGTTTCCACCGTCTCGCCATCGCGCACCGATACCGTGCCATCGAGCGCCACGGAGCAAACTTCGCCACGGTCGTCGGAAACCATCAGTAGTATCTTGCGCTCGGCTTCGGCGAACTCCAGCAGGTTCTCTGGCCATTGGAGGTTCACGTCGCTCGTGTCTCCGCGCAGCCGCACTGCCAGAGCGCAAGCCAGTTGGATCTTTGTGTTCGTCGCCAGTATCTCAGTTTTCATATTCTCACTTTTCTGCCATCACTAGGCTGAGCCCGATCAGCAGGAGCCCGCCCACGATGAGCGATGCCGCAACCGATACCATCGCTGTGCCGCCTACGATGCACGCGATCCCGATCACCATTAGGCCATCGCGAAAGCTCGCTAGGCGTTCGAGTCCCTTGGGCTTTGCCTTGATCTGAGGAACGGCTTTGACGCCGGACCGTACCCTAACGTGCTCTTGAGCTTCCCCTGGCAAACCAAATCCTGACTCATCTACTCCGGCCATAGTTGATTAAAACCCCGTTTCCCGACGTTCTGGGCCTGTAGGCTGAGCCGCTAGCCTGTCCAGGTAGTTGGCTAGGTCCACCCGCTCTTCCAGCGTCAGGTCGAACCGCTTGCAGAATTCCTCGTACGGCGTAACAGTGTGCGGAACGTCCGGCTCGTTAGGCTTCTCAATCCAGATGACGCCTTTCGTCCTGTCCGCTAATTGGCACGAACCGACAACGGCGGACTTGCTCGCTGGGACGGAGACCTTGAAGCGGTCAGGCAGGATCAGTTCGCTCATCAGCCCTTCTTTTCCTTCTGCCAGAGTTCCACCTTGATCCGAGGTCGGCTCATCTTACCTCGCCGGAATCATCACCGGCTGAACCGCCGCCAGGTTGTTCAGCGGCTTCCACGAAGCGTCCGCATAGATCGGCCTGTACCAAGCTGGTCCGCCGGCGAGGTGAATACCAATATTGCACGCCGCTGTACAGTCAGTAACCGGATCGTCATCCACGTCGCGCTGGTAGTATCCGATCTGGACACCATAGCGAACGGCTCCGAACGGCAGCGGGTTGGGCGGAATGAAGGTTATCGACGTCAGATCCGGTATTGCGCCGCTAGGCTGCGCAACGTATGTCACGGTCTCAGCGGGAGTAAATGTGTGAGCATCGGTAGTCGGGTTGCCGGCCAGCGCTGCATACACCTCGCGATAGCCAGTTAGAGAACTATTGTAACTTGACCCGCTGGGCTGCCGAATGGCGCTCAAGTCCACCGTCATTGGATAGGTCGAGCCACCGTCACCGAGGTATACGACAGTCAAGGTCGTGCTGCCATCGGGCGCTACGGTGCACAGCGTGTTGAACATCGGCCCGTAATAAGGCGAGTTGCAATGCGGCTGGAGGTAATACTTCGTCATGTGCTGGAGGTGCTGGAACGCGTGCGCCGCTCCTTTCCATGCCGTGGCGTTCTCCGGTCCCATCGCGTTGCCGCCGCCGAAAGTGCCGAGGCCGTTCAGGTACTGGCCCGCATTGTTGCTCTGAAACCAAGCGTAGCGAAAGCTCGATAGCCCCCACGTCACCGACGACATGATGTTGCAGACCTGAGTCCCCGCCGTCCAGGACACGTTATTCGGGTTGTCTAGCGCCGGGTCGAACAGATAGCCAGTGTGGCGCTTGAGGTACTGCATTCCGTGCCAGCCGACAAGGTCCCCACGGGCCTGTAGTTGGTACGCTCGTGTGGTGAGTCCGCTCTGTTGGCTGGACAACTGGGAGCCGTGGCAACTGCCGGACTCGCCATAGATCTCCGGTTCTTGCTGCGCATGGTAGAGCAAACCGGAGTTCATTACGGTCGAGCTGTTCCAATTCCCTATGGCCGGGCCGAAGCCGTAGAGCCCGCCAATCACCGGCTGTCTAAGCGCGATATTCGCCCCGGCCTGGAAGGTAAAGAACAGCGTCGTCAGATAGGTCGCCGGGATGGCGCAATCATAAGCGATCAGGAGATTCGCGTCTGAATTGGCGTTGCTTGTGGCGTTGTAGGTTCCCGCTGCTGCCGTGCTTGGGATGGTCCCCGAGTTGGCATTGACCACCGTGTAGGGCCACATGCCGTTCAGTGCGGCCGTGCCCGCGCCGCTGACCCACACCGTGTAGCCGTTTGCGAATCCGTTCGCCGTGTTGTTGATCGTGCACGTGGTTCCGTTGCACACCCAATTAGTCATCGAGGTGTCGGAGACGGGCGCGTTCAGACCGTGCTGATAAACATTGCTCCAGCCCTGGAAGATGTTGTTCACTGAACCGACGTACTTGGGCAAAGTGCAGGCGTGCGCTGGAACGTCGGTCGCATGGTCCGACACCTGGGTCTCTGGGAAATAGTCCATCGTTAACCCGGAGTCGGTGCCGTGATCGTAGGTTCCATTCCCGCAGATGGTCGAGAACGTAAGGGCGCAAACCGTTCCGCTACCGTAGGTGCCGACACAGGGTGTTGAGCCGGTAATGAGTTTCCAGCCGTTCAGGCAAGCGTTGGTGGCCCCCGAGAAGTGGACAGCACCGCCGATGCCGGTAGCCTGGTTCCAGTTGCCCTCGATGAAGGTCGTCAGGACATTCGCCGTGGCTGCACCGGCCCCGCCCGCTACTACAATGTTGGTAAAGTTTGCGGAGCCTACGGCGGGGTTTACGTTCGGAAATGATCCACCCACGGCGGCGCTGACCTCGTCAAATCCGAATAGCCCAAACGTCCGCGCGTCCGTTTTGATATTAGCGAGAGCTGCCTGGATACACGTCTGCCGGTTATAGCCGATGTTGTAGGCAAAGGCATACATATTAAGGTAGCCGTTCGTGCCGAATGTCCAGTTGGAAATGTCCATCTCGAACGAAACCGGCGTCCCGTATTTTGTCTTCCACGCATCGGCCCACGAGCGCATGTAGATGTTGGTCGCATCGGGAAATACGGGGCAACTGCTAACCTTGGGGTCCGTGTAGTCTGTGACGAAGCCGCCCGTGAAACAGGTGTTGAGACCTGTTTCAAACATCAACTGTGTCCAACTTGGTGACCGCGAAGCGCCGAAGCACGGGTCCAGGTACCACATTGAAGTGGGAATGAAACTCTGACCGGGCGTGTAGGCGGTCGCAATGTGGCCGTCGTGCGTGTGGTGATTGAAGGTCACTGCGCCAGAATAGGCGTGAATCGTAATTGTCACGACTGCGTATGGCGCAAGGGTCTCTTGGAGTTTCGCGTAACCGGCTCCGGCCAAGGTGACGTTGCCGCTTGCGTCAACCGTAGCCACTCCGGTAAAACCACCGTCCTGGAGGATCTGGTAAGTCACAGACGTACAGGTTGGAGACGAGAAGGTCAGGTCGGTGTTGTAAAGCTTCGGACATTCCGGAATGACTGCGCCAACCACGCCTTCGATTTGTGAATGCGGAGGCCGGATCTCCATCGGCACGGACATATTCTCGAAGTCCACTACGGCACGGGCAAATGAGAGCTGGTACCCGTCCTCAATGCCATCGTTGCCCAAATCTTTAGCCCAGTAGCCGTTGCTCACTCGCCCCGCGATCGTGAACGTCCCCGATCCGCCGCTGAGCGTTAAGGGCGCACCGTTGGGGGTCGCGGCAAGTTGGATAGTCGTCGCGCTCAACCAAATGGCATAGGTGGGGTTCGTTACTACGGTCAGGGCGCGACCCGCGAGAGCCGTTCCGTCTGGGCATCCGGGAGCCGAGACGGTGAACGTGTTCCCTGCCGCCGCCGTGACCGTGAATGGCCCTTCGCAGGCTGACTGCTCCACGTTGGCCATCACGACGTTGCGGATGTCCACGCTGCCGCCGATGCTCACGCCTGGGGAAGCGTTGAGCGTGACCACGCAGGACGCGCTGGCGCAAATATCGGAGACCACCAGATTGGTCGGGCTCGTCGTACTGATCGTGGAGCCCCAGATCGCGCCGCTCGTTAATTGAGTCGGCACGGTACCTGAACTGGTAACGGCGACGGGCCTGTTGGTGACCAGATCATTGGGGCCGGTTAGCGTGAGCGTGGAAGGCGAACCAGCGAACGTGAAAGTATTGCTGGCGATGTACGGATCGCCCCCCAGGGAATTGTTTGGGTCGTTGAGGGCTACAAAGATCTCGCGCTTTCCGTTCCGCAGCTTGGTCGAGTCCAGTCCAGTGTAGGTTATTCCGACCGAAGTGCAGGCTGAGCTAGCGTAGTCCACGCCGACCGTTAGAGCGCGACCGTCTACTGAGAGAGCACCGGTGCACCCGCCTCCCAAGTTTGTGCCGTTGTACTCGGTCACGACTACGTTCACTAATCCAGAGGTCCCCGATACGGTGAGGCTCGAAGGCATGCCAGTCATCCGCGCGTGGATCGTCGCCGTGGCGGAGGTCGCCAGCACGTTGCCAAACCTGTCATAGCTCTTGAATTGATAGACTTGGTCGCCATCGCCAGGCAGGCCGGGGTACGCTTTGATCGTCCAGGGCGCTGCATAGGAGCAGTTCTGCGGGTTGACGGGGCGGTCGTTCATCGTGGCGCAGACGCGCACCGTTTTATAGCCGCTGCCTTCGGTTACGGTGCTGGTAATGGACAACTCCCGCCCGTTTGTCAGGTTGACGGCCTGGATGGTTGCGCCGTCCGCAGGGGAAAGGATGGCGACCGTTTGGGCGGAGGCCGCCGTACAAAAGATTATGCCGAACACGAGTCTCATCAGTTATGCCGTACTTCCGCCGTCGTCGGAGGCGTCCCCACTCCGAAGCATACGGTGTACCCCATGCCGCCGATGATATCACTAGATATCAGGTTTCCCATCGTGCCTGAATGGTTCGTTTGAAGCGTCAGCGGACCGAGGCCCCCGATGTTCAGGGACGAACTTCCCGTGTTCGTTAGCTGCGGTCGAAAGTTGAAGCAAGAGCCTTCGGTGTAAGCCGTCAGCGTGGTCGCGAGCGTACATACGTACGTCGTGGAACTGGCCGGCGAAGAGGCGTCCTTGCAGTAGAAGTCGAGGCCGGACTGAGCCGTAGAGCGGAACATGACCACGTTTGGATCAACGACGCACGTAAGTTGACCTGCCACCACCGTAGGCGACAGGCCACTTGCACAACTAACCGACGGCTGAACCCACGTTCCCGGCGTTCCAATGGTCGTGCAATACCAGACGTTGAACCCGTTCGCGGCGTCGGTTTGGAAGTACGATTCGCCGACCTTCGTGCACGCGTCGCGCCCGAACGGGGAGCCGGTGCCCTGCCGACTGTTGTTCGTTCGCGTTGAGGTCGATGCGTCCCAGGAGCCTTTCTGGATGCGCCCGCCGTTGACGATAGTCTGGGCCGAGAGCGGCGGAACGATCAACATTAGAAAGAACGCCAGCCGCTTCACTTCAGTAGCCCTCGCCGCCTCGCTCGCTGTCCCAGCGGTTTCCTGCCACGCTGCCCCAACCGGAGATCCGCGTGTCGGGAATGGAACTGCCCTGGTTCAGTTGCGCCGCCGGACTAAAACCGTACTCGTCAGTCTTGGTTACAGAGCCGATCTTGAAGAACGAGTGCATGGCGATTCCGGCGACCTCCGTCAGTCCCATCACCATCGCGTCAGCGCGGTTCGGGCTGTTCTCGCCGAGATATGAACCGTTAACGAAGTTCAGCAGTTCTTCTTCGAGGAACGGTAAGCGCCCGACGTGGTGAACTAGGCCGCGCTCGTACAACGCCGCCACAGGTTCAGCCCTCAGCGCCTTGCCGCGGGAAGCGTGGACTTCTTTGTATGCGTACCCCTTGCGACCCCATTGGATCACCGCGCGCACCATGTCGCCGCCGAAGTTCTTCTCACCAACGACCCTGTCTGCTTCCCACCGGTCGAACGCGTCGCGCACGATCTTGCCCCACTGCTCTGGGCTGAAGATGCCGGTAAGGTCTTCGAGCACGTAGAACTGGCCGTTCGTTCCTTCTGCCACTGGCACGATGCCGATGGCGTCGGCCTTGAGATCCGTCGGACCAGATGCACCAGAAGGATCGACCGGTATGACGATGCGCTTGAACGGTGGGCAGTCTTTGATGTCCAGTATGCGACCGGATTCGAAGTACTCCGGCTTCCATAATTGGCCCGGCAGCTCGCTCGTGTACTTGCCTTCGTAGAATCTCTGCCTGTAGCGGTCCGGCGCGTTCTTGAACGATTCGATAAACTCCACCGTCAGGTTCGCTCGGTTGTCTTCCGGGTTCATGTAGGCGAAGGCGTAGTTCTGAGGATCGGCCAACGGTGAACCGCTAATCGGGTCACGCTTCTGCTCGAACAGCTTGTAGGTCCAGTAGCCGGTCGTCACCGGGTTGAGATCGTAGTATGCCCGCTGGACGAGGTCGGAAGACTGGGCGAGCCTGGTGAGTGCCGTCATCACGGATGTATACGAGATCTGCGAGCACTCGTTAAAAAAGATTGTGCTAAATTCCTTACCTAAAATCTTGTCCACGCGCTCTTTGTCGTCTAGCCCACCGACCCAGATCTGAGACTTGTTCGGCAGTTCGTGAAACGTTCCTTCTCGCGGCTTGAACTTCACGCCGTGGAACATGTTCTCCTCAACCCATGGCAAAGTGTCGAGCCAGATCGACTCGTGGGCATGCTGTCCGTGCAACCTCAAGATCACGTGGCGCGTTCCGGCCGCTTTCAATGCGCGAATGATCATCGCGCGCACGAACAGAACCGTCTTGCCGCTTCGCGCTCCGCCTACGATCTTGGTATGCCGCTGCGGACCGCCGAGCAGGTCGTTGACCTCGTACTGCCGCGGCGTGAGCGGCTTCAGTGATTCGGAGATGGCAGAAGCGGTCATGCTTCGTCGTTTCCTGACGTATCAACGCATCGACCGTTGCGAATGTAGCCGTGCCATCCGCAGTTGGCGGAGCAATTGATCGACGGCGCGAACGTTGGCGCTTCGCGGTTGCCGTCCCAATCCCACTGAGGTCTCCCGCCGTTGAGCCCGTTCGGATCGCGCGGAATATTAGTTGCTCCGGCAATCAATAGACTTGCACAGGTTTCAGTCTGAAGCATGAGAGGTTTATTTCGGTTGTAGCCGACGCAGCGAAACGTAAACCGCTCCGGCTTTTGATCTACCGGGCAGGGCAAACCTTCGATGGTCAGAAACTCAACGTTCGCGGCGCTCATACGGCTTTCTCTCCGCGTACAGTTGCAAGCCTTCGGCGCGGATATGAGACGAGCGACTCAACCCCGGCGCGCTGCTTTTGCCCGAATACCGGAGACGTGAACTCGTACCATGCACGCTTACCAGATTTCTCCGTATGCCGCCCGATAGCTTTGGCTTTCACTAACTCGTCCATATACCGCTTCGCGCTCATTTGGCTCTTGCCCATCAGTCGGCCGAGTTCGCGCAATCCGAGGCTTGAAAGTTTCCCTTGCCACGTAGTTAGCGCCAGGATTCCGTACGCTACTTTCGCTTCGCAACTAATTGATTTATCTAGCAGAACTACGGCTGGAGTTCGAGCGTGCCATTTCGGAGAGCGTAACGCCTTAGATGTTACGCTTTTGGCTGAAAGCGTAACGCTCAGAGTGTTACACGTAATAGACTTCTTCAAACCGCACGCTCTTTACGCGATGCTTCCATCGCTTGCTGGAAGGCAAAAGCTTGATGAAATAGATCAGACTGATTGCCGCGCTTATAATTGCGAAGCCTTCGTCCGCGCTGAACGCGCGGACATTGCTCTTTTGAATGGAACGCCCTACACTCCCGACAGTATTCGCGGTCGCGCTTCCCGTTCTTGCCGATCAGGATCATATTGCTTTGAAGCAGCGGCTTAGTCGCTCTGGCGTCCGAGGGTTCGAGCATACATACATCCTCCAGGCATGCGGGCACTGTTTGTTGCGCCACCGGTTGCGTTTTGTCTCGAATAGTCGTTTTTTTCCGTAATGCCTGATGATGTCAAGATCGGAACAGTAATGGTTCACAACTTTTCGTCCTGCGGCGTGAGGTTCACGGTCACGTTCACGCCTATACCCGTTTCGTTCTCGGCGTCCCACTGCCCGAGGTGCTTGCTGATCGCTTCCAGGTTGGCCCTGCGCTCCCGCATCAGAGCAGCATCGAACGCGTAAACCGGCCGCGTCGTTCCGTTGCCGGCCATCTTGTAGTCGCGGGCGATGAATCCGGTTCGGGCTCCTCCGGCGTACGGGTCGCCGTTGGTTTCGCTCGCTGGAGGCTTCTTGTCCGCGTGCTCCGCGTTGTCCGCAGCGACCGTCACCTCCGCGGCGTTCAGTTCATCCTGAAGTTGCTTGCCGCGCTCTTCCAGGATGATATCGGTAGCGCGAATATCGCGAGCCAACAGTCGAGCGCGGAGCGGACCGTGCATGAACCACTTGCGCTTGACTTCCTGAACTTCTTCCTGCACGAGTTCTTCGATGCGTGAGGCGAACTCCGGACGCTTATTCCATTGCCATAGAGCCACGCGGCTAACGCCAATCTTATCAGCGATTTCTGCCTGGGTCAGTTTGTCCTCAGCGATCAGAGCGGCAGCCTTCGTTCGAGCAGGTGTCCAACGCCACGGCCTAGAGAGCCATGGCTTTGGCTGCAAAGTTTTGCTAGAAACAATGCTGTTATTTGCCTTGTTTTCTTGCATTTGCTCGAATTAAACGCGAGGTACGCTTCATGCCGCCATTGTAACCCGCGCGAAGGCTCGCTCCATGGCGGTCTCGGTCTTGACTTCAACTTCTTTGGTTTCTTTTGCTTGACAGGACTCGCACGGCATCCGCCAAGCGTGGCAGACGAGGCACTGCGCGCCGGAGCGGGTGGGAGTCCAGTCAGAAGCGGTAAAGTCGCGGATCGGTACATCGATCATGCTGCAATCCTTCTCCGACTCCGCACGTGAGATTCATAATCCGTCTTGTTGGCGGAGTTGAGACGGAGCATCAGGATGCCTCGCAACGTTCGTTCGTTGCCTCTACCGCGCAACCAACAAGCATTGACAAACTGCCAGAAGAAATCCTCAACGATGGCCGGACCGACGCCGATTATCTCGGCGATCTCGTTGACGGAGAAACCGGATGCGAGGCCGAAGGCTACCTGGCGGCGTACCAGCCAGAGCGGCCGTAGAATACCGATTCCGCGCTGTTCTAGGCTTGCCATGCTATCGGGCGCGCAGAGGAGCCGGTATCCTATCCGGATTGAACCGGGACGGATTGAAGCCGTCGCGATCAGACCAGCGTACCCACTGCCGGTTGACGTAGCGCTTTAGGACTATGCGGCTCCAACCGGATTCTCCGGATTCGCGGTAGTGGAGCTTTTGGGCTTGGTTGTCGATCTTGGCGGCCGGAGTCTTCTCCGGCGTACCGTTTTCCGACGTTTCTAGCTTGTCTGGACGCTCGTCGGGACCTAAGACGCGGAAATACTTGATCCTACCGCTCGAAACCGCCACGCCCTCGATTTCTCCGCGCACCGCGAGCGCGAACGCCTCGTGCCAGGTGATCTCGCGGTCGATCTTGCTGAGGTCCGCCGTTCGGACGATGCGAGTGTCCTCGAAGAATTGCAAGAACGGGGTATTGGAATTAGTATCTTGAAAGCAAAGCAGGCGGGGTGATATGCGCATTGGTTTTTGGGGAAACTACGGAAATCAGGGAAAAACGGACTGTTACGGAGGAGGTTTAAGGAGTCTCGACCCTCCGAAGTGAACGATGGGTTACAGATTGCGCTCAGTTCGTAGGTACTATACCTTAAAATTCTTTGGATTGCAAACGATGAGCAAAAAGAACAGGGCCGGGAGTTGCTCTCCTACCCCGGCCCTGCCATGGAAACAAGACTTGATCTAGCGATCGATTCTTGAGTTCTATTCTACCTTGGGCTTGCCGAGCGAGTCAATGTCCTGATGCTTCACACGCCACGTACGGCCGATCTTGATAGCCGGAAGCTCACCGGCACGGACCCAATTGTACACGGTCCTTCGACTCACGTTG